GCACAGCAGAAGAAGCCCTTGAGATTGATAGCGGTGGTGCTGGCACAATTACAGTTACCAACAATGGAACGCTATCTGGTGCTGGCGGTGCGGCTGGCGCAGATGGTGGTGATGCTTTTGAGGCGGCGGTAGCTTGCATCTTTGTGAACAACGGCACTGTTCGTGCTGGCGGTGGTGGTGGTGGCACTGGTGGTAATGGGTCTTATTCAAGTACCAGTAATTCTGGCGAGATTTGGAATTATAGTGGTACATATTGGTATAGAAGTGGCAATGTTGGGGTTAGAGTATATTGGAATTATAGCGTAGTTGCTAGTCATTGGAATCATCTTACAACAAGTATTTCTAGCGGTGGCAGCACTTATACTAGAGGCTCTTACCGCACTGGTTTGGAAGGTGGTGAAGCGCAGGGTTACGGAGTTACCCGTGTCTCTACTAGCACTATATATACTAACGGCGGCTCTGGTGGCATAGGTGCTGGATACAATCAATCTGCTGGCACTGGCTCTGGCGGTGGAACTAACGCTGGCACTGGTGGTACTGGTGGTGGCTTTGGTGCATCAGGTTCAGCAGGGGCTAATGGCAACAGCACTAACGGCTCTGCTGGTGGCGCATCAGGCGCATATCTGCGTGGCTCATCTTTAGTTACATTTACAAACAACGGTACAGTACAAGGGGGTACGGCATAATGCAGTACACAGTAGTAGAAATAAATAACAATATCGCCAAGATACAATTTAGCGATGGTTCGTTTTCATTTCTTGAGTTGTCGGCTGACATGACAGAAGAAGATTTAGATAATTATGTGGCATGGTCGATGCCGCCTCATTTAAAATCTGGTGCTGGCACACCGTCATTCTTAACTGTTGGTGCAGAAAGAACGGCCATGAAGATTGAGCCTGAACTGCCAGAGCCAAACCCTGCTTGGTTAGATGCTCGTATTGAGGCTTACGGCACAACTGACAGCCAGCTTGAGTACATTACAGAGAATGGCTTGGAAGCATGGCAAACCCATGTAGCGCAGATTAAAGCTGATAATCCTAAGGAGTAAGCCGTGAACCAGAACGACTTAGCTATAGCCGTTGGGGGTGTATCAGCCCCTCTCTGGCTGCATGAACTGAACGAGTGGATTGCTTTGGTAGTTGGGATTATGTCCATCTGCTACTTAGGTTTTAAGATATACCAGATGTGGAAAGAGACTAATGGCAAACAAAAGTAAATACAAAGTGAAAACTAAACCAAAAGGCTTTGGTGATACCTTCAAGGGTCTTGCTAAAATCTTAGGTATATCTAGTGCTGGTGCTTCTACCAACGATAGCGGTTCTCGTTCCTACACTCCCAACCAACAACCTATGCAAAACATTAGACGTTCTAAATAGGAGCGTCTGATGCTTGCTGAAATCGCTGCCGCAAATGCGGCTTTCAGCGTCATAAAGCAGTTTCTTATGAATGGTAGGGAACTTGTTGATTGTGCTGACAAAGTTAGTGATTATGTAAATGCTACTGAGGATTTACGTAAGAGGGGTGAGAAGCGTAAGAGGCAGGGTAACACTGACCTTGAGGAGTTTCTTCACCTAGAAAAACTTAAGCAACAAGAAGAAGAACTTAAGCAGTGGATGATTTACGCAGGTAGACCTAACTTGTGGAGTGACTGGCAGCGTTTCCAAGCAGATGCAAGAAAGAAAAGACTAGCAGAGGCTGAAGCAAAGCGTAAGAGACAGCGTAAGATAATAGAGATTACTGTTATAACTGCACTTATGGTTGTAATAGGTATTGGTATTGTTGCTCTAATATGGTGGGCTTTATACCTCAAGGGAGATATGACATGATGAACCTACTAGTACAGGGTATCATGGGTATAGCAGGTGATGCTATCTCTGGCTTTATGGAAACTAAGAAAGCCAAAGCAAAACAAAAGCTTGTGCAAATACAAGCAGAAACCACTTTAATGGAGAAGCAGATTGCAGGTGAGATTGATTGGGACATTGCGGCACAAAAGAACTCAGAAAGTAGTTGGAAAGACGAGTACCTTACCATCCTGTTCAGTATCCCACTTCTACTATGCTTCCTACCTTTCACTGTTGATTACGTGGAGAGGGGTTTTGAGGCGTTGGCACAAACACCTGACTGGTACAAATATACTCTTGGTGTAATCGTATCAGCAAGCTTTGGTATCAAAGGCGCAACTAAGATGTTCGGAAAGAAATAAGTGGATATAACATACGTAGAACTTATTATACATCTGCTCGTCCTGACAGGTGTATGGATAAATACAGCAATCAACATAGTACATAGGATAAATTCAAAATGAGCCTGTACGAAAACATTAACAAGCGTAAGAAGGCTGGCACAAGCCGCCCTAAGAGTAAGTCAACAATCTCTGACAAAGCGTATGCTAACATGAAAGCTGGATTTCCTAAAAAGAAAAACACAGATAAATACAAGAAGAAAGCATGACAAAGTTAATAGAGCAGTTGAAGCGGCACGAGGGTGTCAAACTTAAACCTTATTTTTGCAGTCAGGGTAAATGTACTATAGGCGTTGGAAGAAACTTAGACGATGTTGGTATAACAGAGAAAGAAGCAGAGATGCTTCTGGAACACGACATACAAGAGGCGGTAGTACAACTGACGAGGCGGTTTGCGTGGACGAAAGACCTAGACGAGGTACGTTTCGCAGCCCTTATCAACTTCACCTTCAACGTAGGGATAGGGACAGTATCAAAGTTCGTAAACGCAATGGCTCTGCTAAAGGACGGAAAGTACGATATGGCAGCAGACGAGTTTCTTCAGAGTAGGTGGGCTAAACAAGTAGGTCAACGTGCAGTAGAAGTTACTGAGCAAATACGTACAGGAGAGTGGCAATGAAGAAAGCACCTAATAAACCAGCTAAAAAAGATTTAAAGATTAAAAAGAAAGTTGGTCTTAGCGAATCAGCTATTATTGAAATAGACCGTAGCTTAAATTCGTGGGCTTCTGGTAAATCTAAACCTTCTGATGTTCGTAAAATAATGAAAAAGCATGGTGTTACAGGAGACCTAAGAGAAGCTTCAAGAGGTTCTGTTGAAGTATATCCTATCGGTGGTGGGTCAGGAACTAAGATAGAATTTTAATTGGAGCGTGGCAATGACACAAAAACAACAGATGGATATTCTGCACGAAGCTGTAACCCAAGAGTTACTCTTACGTGTACGTAGCGGAGAAGCTACAGCATCAGAACTGTCAGTAGCTGTCAAGTTTCTAAAGGATAATGGTGCATCCTTAGACGTTATCATGGCTGAAAGCCCTATGGACAACCTACTGAAAGACCTACCCTTTGAGGTAGCGGAGAGTGTACAATGAGAGGACATAACGCTAGTCTAGCCTCTAAGAATGTCACGCTACCTGCTGACCAATCTTGGGTAAAGATACTAGACAATAACCCTAGCCGTATGTACTTAGCAATACAGAATGACCACGACAACCATTACATTACTATTGGCTTCAGTGACAACAACACAGCCCCTACTACTGGTATGAACCTAGCTGGTTCAGCACAAGCTGGTGACAAAGCTGCTACGTGGGAGTTCTCTGTAGCCCCTATTAACGCTGTGTGGGCAAAGGTAAACGATGCTCACGCACACGACATTGAAGTAATATATGACGACTGACAGCTATCATATAGCTTTTAACAGCGATTTAAGCCCCTCTCAGTAGGGGTCTTATACCTGAGAGGTACATACCCACTATGCAACAACAGAACGCAATCCCTGAGGCTCTAAAGGACTTTAGGAACTTTACCTACTTGGTATGGTCTCACTTAGGTCTACCAGAGCCTACACCAGTGCAGTACGATATTGCACATTATTTGCAGACAAGTCCCAAGCGTAGTATTATTGAGGCATTTCGTGGTGTGGGTAAGTCCTACATCACTGCTGCATACGTAGTACACCAGCTACTGCTAGACCCACAGCTAAAGTTCATGGTTGTGTCAGCGTCTAAGGCACGTGCTGATGACTTCTCTACGTTTACGCAGCGTATCATCACTGAACTTCCTATATGTCAGCATTTGATTGCTAAAGATGGACAGAGATGGTCTAAGATTGCCTTTGATGTCGCACCAGCTAAAGCATCTGGTAGTCCCTCAGTAAAGTCTGTGGGTGTTACTGGACAGCTTACAGGTAGTCGTGCTGACATCATCATCGCTGATGACGTGGAAGTACCAAACAACTCCATGACGCACATGATGCGTGAGAAGCTTGGGGAGACTGTTAAGGAATTTGACGCTGTTCTTAAGCCTGATGGTAAGATTATCTATCTTGGTACGCCTCAGAACGAGATGAGCCTGTATAACGTACTCCTGTCACGTGGATATGAGATGAGAGTGTGGCCAGCTAGGTATCCTACCCTAGAACGCGCTGAGAAGGCGTATGGTGGCCGTCTTGCTCCTACGCTATACCAGACACTACAGGACAAAGGAAGCGCACTCTACGGCCTTCCTACGGACGAGAAACGGTTTGATGACGAAGACCTACTGGAAAGAGAGTTAAGTTACGGACGTAGTGGCTTTGCTTTGCAGTTTATGCTGGACACGTCCTTATCTGACGCTAATAA